TTTATATGAGTGATGGTGGAAAAGGTAGTAAACAAAGACCCACTGATAGACAAAAGTTTGAAGAAAACTTTGAAAGAATATTTGGTAAACCAAAAGAAAAGGAGAAGAAATGATTATCTTTAAACAAAAACCCATTGTGGTTGATTGTTTTACAGTAAAAGATTATGTTATAGATCATAACCCGATAGCACCCGCAGTTAATTTTATGCCTAAATGGATGACGGACATGCCGAGTACCTATAAGGCTGATGGATTTATCCCTGCCCCTACAATGAAAAGATGTCCCGCCGTTGTAGGTATGATGACACAAGGGTTTATGATCCCTCTTTGGTGTGATTTAGTTATCGGTATTAATCCAGTTGAACGTTCATTTCGGTGGCAGTTTGCTGATGAAGAAACCAATGCTAAACCTCATAATGTAGCTCAGTGGGATGCGTTCGCTAATCCAACAGTGTATGGACACTTAAAAATAGTTACTCCATGGTATATAAGAACTAAACAGTCGATTGATTTTTTATGGACTAATCCTTTCTATAACATGGACATGAACGAAAAATATAAAATTGTCCCTGCAATTACTGAGTATAAACACCAACACGCAACAAACATTAATATGTTTATAGATAAATCAACCCATGGAGATATTTTAATTAAGTCGGGTACTCCGATGGCTCATGTAATACCTATGTCTGATAGAAAGATAGAAATAAAAACTCACTTGGTAGATTCGCTTGAGTACACAAAACTAAGAACAGCAAGTTTATTCTTTATCAATAACTATAAAAAATTAATGGGAAAATAATGGCAAAAGTAAAACAATCAGTAAGTGGCATTAAATCACATCAGCCTGTACACAAACGAACATCACAAGGTGGTCGTCGAGTGAAGATGCAAACGATGAATAAAAATAAGAAAGCCTCTTATAAAAAATATCGTGGGCAAGGTCGATGAAAACAATTATCCATGTTAATCAACACGTCATAAAGTCTAATCGGAAAAACGAAGTAGAAGATCCCGTACTAACAGTTAAAACATATAAATCAAATACTTATGCTAAAGAAGTAAAGATACATGGGGACTCTAAAGTAGTATATAGCCCTAATAAACCCTTGTCGTGCGGGGCACATGTATGGATTGAAACTGAATCAGAAGTGGAGATAATTAAATAATGGCTGAATACACATGGTCGTTCTCAAGTCTTAAAGAGTTTCAACAATGCCCTCGTAAGTATTATGAATGTCGAGTCGCAAAGAATTATACGTTCAAAGAAACAGAAGCTACCATATATGGTAAAGAAGTTCACCTTGCCCTCGAAGAATATGTACGAGATGATAAACCTTTAGCAAAGAACTACGAAAGATTCAAAGATCAAGTCGACGCATTGATTGCAATTCCAGGTGAGAAACTTTGCGAATATGAAATGGGTTTAACCCGAGATAAAAAAGCGTGTGACTTTGATGATCCAAATAGATGGGTTCGAGGTATTGCAGACTTAATTATTATTGATAATGACTATGCCTTTATCATTGATTACAAAACAGGGAGCAATAAATACCCCGATACAAAACAGTTACGCTTGATGGCACTCATGGTTTTTGAACACTTTCCTCAAGTCAATAAAGTTAAAGCAGGTTTATTGTTTGTGATGCACGGAACATTTATTACCGACGAATACAAACGAGAAGATAAAGATTTATCGTGGGCCATCTTCGAGAAAGCACTAGCCCGACTGGATAATTCTTATGATGCAAATATGTGGCTCCCTAGTCCTACTCCGTTATGCCGATGGTGTCCAGTTAAAAGTTGTGAGTTTAATCAGTAATGGAAAAACGACCTTGCCCTACATGTAATCAGAAGTTTGATTATACTAAAGTGGGCAAAACTTACTGTTCTCATAGATGTAAAAAGACGGCATATAGACAAAGAGTTTATGAGAAGAATGAAGGTAATTGGGAATGGTTTTTCAAAGGCATACTAAATAGTCGAGAGGATAGAAAAGACCTTAGTCCTGAAATATTAATAGACATATTAAAGAAACAAAATTATAAGTGTGCTCTCTCAGGAGTTGAGATGACTTGTTATAGAAAGTACCATGACTCAGATCTTAGTTCGACTTGGACTAATGCCAGTATAGATAGAATTAAAGCTGGGGAAGAGTATAATAGTAAGAATGTTCAGTTAGTATGTAGAGCAGTAAATTCTTTTAGAGGAACGCTCCCAGTTAGTGAATATTTACAGTGGTGTAAAAAAGTAGTAGCCCACAATAAAGTAAAATAATAGTTGAATATAGTAATAAGTTAAAGTAAAATAATAGTTTAAGGAAAGAGATAATGGAAATAGTTGATAACACCGCAGTTAAATTATTAGTGCCTGATTACATGGTTTCTCATATTCAAAACAATATTGAGAAGTCAGAGATAATTAATAATAAAGGAAGTTTAGTTGAAGTCTTAGTCTACTGGGGTCTCACTGAGATGACCCGTCTTAATCAATTAATAAGTTTTAAGAATCCTCTACCTAGTCCTATGAGCCGTGACTATGATTGGCCCGGGACATTCAAACCATTTGAACACCAACGAGTAACAGCAGAATTTTTATCTATCAATCGTAGAGCGTTTTGTTTTAACGAAGCGGGTACAGGTAAAACTTCGTCTGCTTTATGGGCGGCTGATTACTTAATGAAACAGGGGGAAGTTAAAAGAGTTTTAGTTATATGTCCGTTATCAATTATGCACAGTGCTTGGCAAGACGATGTCTTTAGTACGTGTATGCACAGATCAGTTGCGATTGCTCATGGAGCATCTAGTAAAAGAGAAAAGATTATAGATAACAAAGAATATGAGATTGTAATTATTAATTATGATGGCGTAGGAATTGTTAAAGAAAATATAGCGAAGGGCGGGTTTGACTTAATTATTATTGATGAAGCCAATGCCTATAAATCCCCGAGCACAATACGATGGAAAACTCTAGCCAAACTAATTACTCCTGACACACGGCTATGGCTGATGACGGGTACTCCTGCGGCTCAATCACCGCTTGACGCATTTGGTTTAGCTAAGTTAGTTTGTCCTCACCGAGTTCCAAAGTTTTCAGCGGCTTGGCGAGACAAGGTGATGTATCAGGTTACTCGGTTTAAATGGGTTCCAAAAAAGACAGCGAAAGACGATGTGTTTAAAGCGTTGCAACCTGCGATAAGATTTAGTAAAGAAGATTGTTTGGACTTACCTGAGGTCATGTATCAGACCCGAGAGGTACCACTCACTCCAGTCGTGCAACGGTACTATAAAAACCTCAAAGATCAGTTTCTTATTGAAGCTGCGGGCGAACAAATTAGTTCAGTTAATGCGGCGGCTAATTTAAGTAAACTATTACAGATCTCAGGTGGGGCCGTATATACAGATAAAAAAGAAGTTGTCGAGTTTGATATTCGACCTCGCTTATCTGCATTAGATGAAGTATTAGATCAAACAGAAAATAAAGTTTTAGTCTTTGTTCCGTTTAGACATACGATAGAAGTCGTTGCTAAGCATTTGAATAAACAAGGAATTAGTACTGAGATAATAAATGGTTCCGTATCGGCTAATGATCGTGCTAGAATTATTACTCAGTTCCAATCGTTAGATGACCCTCGTGTTCTAATTATTCAACCCCAAAGTGCATCGCATGGTGTGACTTTAACTCGAGCAGATACGATAGTTTTTTGGTCCCCAGTTATTTCAGTTGAAACTTATTTACAGTGTATTGCCCGTATTGATCGCTATGGTCAGAAGAACAAGATGACTGTGGTACACATACAGGGTTCAGAGGTAGAGAAAAAGATGTATGCCATGCTACAAGGTAAAGTTGATTTGCATACTAAGTTAGTTGATTTATATAGAGAGATATTAGAGTGATGGATTTTCCAAAACAAGAGTTTGAATTATTACGGCGTGAGGTGGATAAGTTTATAGAAGAACACTGTGAACACCCACACCAAGTAGAATTATTTATGATGGCATTGGTATTAACCACGCTATCTAGTTACCAGATTGATATTGAGAAATTTGCTGATGATGTAACTAACACTCATCGGAATGCACTCACGTCAATAAAAGCAGTTAGAAAATTATTAAGTAAATTTATGAAAGGAGATTTAAAATGAGTGAAGAAGTCAGCACTCAAGAAGTCGGTCTCGATGATATTGTGTCAGTGTATTTAAAAATACGAGGCGAAAGAGACAGACTTAAGCACGAATATGAATCGAAAGATTTAGAACTAAAAGCTGAGATGGCACAGATAGAAGAAGTATTACTATCTCAATGTAATCAAATCAACGCTGATAGTATTAAAACAAGTCAGGGTACAATCATTAAAACCCTTCGAGAAAACTTTATATGCAATGATTGGGAAAATTTAAAAGCCTTCATTGTAGAAAATAATCTCATCGACTTAATGCAACAACGTTTACATAATGGAAAGCTAAAAGAATATTTGATAACGCACGGCAATGATGGACTGCCTCCTGGAGTCACTTCGATTAGAGAGTATAGTATTGTAGTTAAAAAACCTAGTAAATCATAAGGAGTTATTATATGGCTAACGAATTAGCAAATTTAATTAATCAGAATCCCGCCTTAGTTCAGACTGGACTTGACGAAGATACGCTTGCCGTTGCAGGTGGTATATCCTCAGGCCCAAAACGAATTTCAATTAAGGGCGGAGTATTTAGAAAATACGCAGGTGGTAAAGAAGTTGGTAGTATAGAAGATAGGCATATGAATGTTGTCTTTGTTAAGATGGCTCACAATGCGTCTCGTATGTACTACTCATCAAGTTATAAAGAGGGTGAGAAAGTATCCCCGACTTGTTGGTCAAGCGATTCAAGAACCCCTGATAAAGATGTACCTAATCCTCCGTCAGCATCGTGCGATCAATGTCCATACAGTGTTAAAAACTCTGTTGCGGCTAATGGTTCACAATGTAGATTGTCTTGGAGAACAGCTGTTGTATTACCTGACGATCCAAACGGTGATGTATTACAATTAGTTTTACCTTCAACATCATGTTGGCAAAAAGAAGACGGCGGTAAATGGGGCTTTAGACCTTACATGCAGATGTTAGCAAGCAATAATGTTGCGGCTTCTAGAGTGATTACTAAGATGCAGTTTGATACTAAGTCACCTGTACCTAAAGTTTTATTCTCACCAGTTGGAGCGGTTAATCCAAATGACTATCCAATTATTGAGAAACAAGCACAGTCAGAAATGGCTACAAACGCAGTGAAGTTATCAATCTACAAACCGACTGATGAAGTTGAAGCACCTGCTCAGGCACAAGTCGAAGCACCTGCCCAACCTCAAGTACAAGTAGAGGCTCCACAACCATTGTCCGCTGAGACATTACCTCAGTCTGACGTTGATGCCGAGCAACCTCAGTTAAAAGAGTCGGGTTCAAATGAAGTTAAAAAACCAGTAGACATTTCTAACACAATTAAAAAATGGTCAGTTAAAAACTAAGGAGATATATGGCTAAGTCGTACAGTGAAAAATATTTAATAAGCCTGAATAACCTGAATGAAAAACGTATAGGTGTGCAGTTTGGTAAGCTTTGTGTTAAAGCCAATCTGCCACCTAGTATGATTGCCGATGCTATGGCCGTCTCGCGAATGTCAGTGTATAACTGGTTTAGGGGTAAAGTAGTTAACCAGAAGAATGTAGAAAAGGTAGAACGCTTTATGGATATTATTGAAGATAATTTAAATAGAGGTACTCTGCCTGTATTAAGCACTATGCAGGCAAGAGATTTTATAACAGAAAAAATTATTAGCAAACTTTAATAGAAGTAGTATAATAGAAATGTCCCAAAACAATTTTAAAAAACCATATTAATTTATGGGGGCATACTGTTGACTTTAAAAATAGAAAGCAACTGCAAATATGATTACAGAATTTTATAAGAAAGCACTACCTAGTAATGGCGTATATTGCGTAACTGCAATAGATCCTGCCACTAAAATACCTAGACATAAATTCGTAGAATCTATTAATGAAATTGAACCTGTTATTAATGAGTTTAAAAACAAGAACACAAACGTTTTTGTTGCACTAAGTTCATTCAAAGGATATAGCCGTAAAGCTGATGAAGCTATATATGTGCGGTCATTCTTTGTAGACTTAGATGTTGGAGAGGGCAAAGGATATGAGTCTAAAGAAGTTGCATTAAAAGCTCTTGATGAGTTTACTGCGACAGCAGATTTACCACCCCCCATAAAACTTGATTCTGGTACAGGCATTCATGCGTATTGGTTGTTTGATCGAGACATCGATGCAACTGAATGGAAACCTTATGCTGAAAAGTTTAAGAACTTGTGTATCTCTAGTGGGCTTCGCATTGATCCTGTTGTTACGGCAGACCTAGCCAGAATTTTACGGGCCCCAAATACACTTAATTTAAAAACTAATCCGCCTAGTCCAACTAAATTAATAGATGAAGAATTACCTGTATATGTCTTTGATGAGTTCAGAGAGTTTCTTGGTCAGACCGAGCCATCATTAAATGACATACTACAAAGCATTCCAAAAGGTATGTCCGAAGATCAACGCAAGTTATTGAAATTAGATAACTTTGAAAACAGTTTTGAGAAGATAGTTCAGTTATCTCGTCAAGGACAGGGTTGTAAGCAAATCAAATTTATTTTAGATAATGCTAAAACTTTGCCTGAACCTTTATGGTACTCAGGATTATCTATCGCTCAGCATTGTGAAGATCGTGATACTGCAATTCATTTAATCTCGGAAGACTATCCTAGCTATAGCCCTGATGAGACAGAAAGAAAAGCAAATCAAACACAAGGTAAGCCCCACTCCTGTGAAACATTTAATAGTGTAAATCCAGGTGTCTGTGAAGGGTGTCCGCATCGAGGAAAAATAACTAACCCATTATCTATCGGTAAAGTATTTAAGATGGCCCCAGCTGAAGATAAAGAAGAAATACCTTATCAAACAGCCATACCTGTCGATGCAATAACAACGCTTCAAGAAAAAAAATCTAACCCTTTATCTAGAGGACTTCGTACATTACCCGAAGAAATTTATCCGTTTGTATATGGCCTGAACGGAGGTATTTATTATAAGCCCACACCAAAATATGATGAAGAAGGAGTAGCCATACATTCTGATCCTGTATTAGTTACTCTATATGATATATGGCCAGAAAAAAGAATTTACAGTCCTCTAGACGGAGAGTGCTTGTTAATGAAAGCAATATTACCACATGACCCTGAAAGAGAATTTTTACTGCCTATAAGCAAGGTATATGCTCTAGAAAAACTAAAAGAGATTATAGCTTCTCAAGGCGTTTTATTTAACACAGACCCAAAAGGAGGGCAACTCGTGCAAAATTATATTATTAAGTGGGGACATCACTTAACATCTTTAAGAGCCGCAGAAATTATGCGAATGCAAATGGGGTGGACAGAAGACAAAGAAATATTTGTTTTAGGAGATACAGAACTTAATCGAAAAGGAAAAGAAATATCATCTGCTGTATCACCTGCTAATAAAGCATTGGCAAAACATTTAGTACCAAAAGGCGACTACAAAATATGGAAAGAAGCTGCAAATCGTTTGAACAATAGATCATTAGAACTTCATGCGTTTTGTTTGTTATCAGGTTTTGGGTCGGTATTAATGGATAGAACATCAACATCAGGTGTTACTATATCATTGACTGGTGAATCAGGAGCCGCTAAAACAGGAGCACTGTATGGGTGTTTATCTGTTTGGGCTAACCCTAAAGACATCTCTGCAACAGAACAAACGGCAACAGCTAACGGCATGACTGGACGATACTTAGGTCTACATAATTTACCATTTGGTTTAGATGAGGTAAGTAATATTCCGCCTAGAGAACTGTCACAACTAATCCACAAAATATCTCATGGTAAGGCAAAGATTCGTATGCAAGCCTCAGTTAATGCTGAACGAGACCATGAAATGTCAGCGTCTTTAGTAGCAATATTTACCTCTAATCATTCTTTGTATGATAAGTTATCCATACTGAAAAAAGATCCTAACGGTGAGATTGCTCGATTGATTGAGTTTGCAGTAAGAAAACCTCAGATATTAAAAGACGAGGCATCACTTGGAAAAGAAATATTTGATAAGTTTAGATACAACTATGGTTGGGCAGGCAGAGATTTTATTTTCAATCTCTTTAAATATTCCGACAAAGAAATACTTAGTATGATGGATAACTGGACAGACAAGTTTAGAAAAGATTTTGGGGAAGATACTTCATATCGATTCTATGAAAACTTAGTGTCTGCAACAATGACTGCGGGTGAAATTGCAGTTAAAGCAGACATCGTAGACTATGATTTAGAGCGTATCTATCAAAAGATTGTAGGTGAGATGATAAACATTAGAGATAATGTAGTTAAAGTAAATACTGTTGATTACGAGTCTTTAATTGGTGAGTTTATTAATCAGCATCAAACAGGTATCTTAGCGTTTAAAGAAGATAAGATAACTATGGAACCTCGTATGCCGTTAGTGATTAGAGCTGAGATTGATAATGGACTTATCTTTATTGCTAAGCCTGAGTTTAGAAAATTTCTTGCAGATAATATGGTAAGTTCAAGAGAGTTTATGTATCAGATGGCACAGAAAAAAATTGAAGTTAAAGAAGTTAGAAAACGTCTTGGGGGTAACTGGAAAGATGCTACAGCTGCGATGAATGTTATGGCTTATGTATTCCCAATCAAGCAATTTATAAATAATTTACCTCCGTTAGAAAGTTTAGATGAGTCTGCATAGTGAACCTGAATGGATATTTCCATTTGAGTTTATGGATGTAGGGGATAGTTTTTTTATTCCTACCTTAAAGCCTTCGCCCTTGATTTATGCTATTGAGTCAGGGGCCAAGAGGGCTAAAGTAAAAGTTAAATCTTACCAAACAATTAAAGACGGTTGTATGGGAGTTAGGTGCTGGAGAATCTTATAATTATTTGTTGGCACTCATTGCGGCTCTATCAAGTTTATCTATAACTGCATTTAACATTTTAATTTCTGACGCATCTAGTTTATCTATTCGCTTACGTTTTTCTTCACTAGACATGTTGCTTGCTGTAATTTGTCTTCTTGCTAGTCGTAAATCAGAAAGCTGACTATTAATTTTATTCATGTAAGGCGCAACACCTAAGTATCCTCTATTTTTTTCAACATAATCTTTTAGTTCTTCTTTCTGACCAATAGAAGTTAAATAGTTTACTGTGCCTGTTGCCGTATTAACTTTGTCATATAATTTATAGAATCTTTGACGAGGGCCAGTTCCATATTCATTTTGAATAATGTTGCCAATGAATAGTAAATCACTAGGTCTTTTATCTGGACGGTCATTCGCCATATAGTTACTGAACTCACCTAAAGTAGCACCCATGTAACCTAAATAACCTCGAATAAAATTATCTACCTTGATCGGAGAAACATTTAAAAAGTTTCCAATTACTTTAGCCACTTCGCTAGTATTATCATTGAATTGATATTTTGGTTCTCTACGTTGTAATGAAGGGCTGACTAACGGTCTTGCAGTAAACAAGTCAAAATTAGTTACGTTCTCTATAATTGGAGTTGCTACAGTTGGCATAGGTAAAAAGCCTGCACCTAACTCCCATAGTTTTCGTATAATAGCTCCAGCAACTTCAGGGCTTTCTAAGTCTGCCCGGTCATAATTTAATACATAAGCTCTTGTACCTCGTTCAATAGCCACTTTTAGTGGAGCTAATTCTCTTGGCACTGCAATCCTAATACCTCCAATAAAGAAGTTATTATCTTTATTGTAATCAGTTTCATTTTCATAATCATCATCACCTGACATGAACGCAGTATATGCCGCAGTAAACGCTGCGTATTTAGCTATACGGAACAAGAAAGCCTTTTTACCTTCAGCTTTAGTCATATTGCCGACGCGCCCTCTCATTGCTTCTATTTCTCTAAACATACCTTGTATAGGCGGATTAATAAAAGGCATCATACGTCGTAGATAAGCCATTGTTCTTGACTGTCCAATCTGCTGATAGGGTAAATATTGTAATGATTTTAAAGCGGCGTAATCTTCAGCAGTCTGACGGTCATATCCTTGGGCTTCTAATTCTTTAACAGCATTTTGAAATATAGATTCTCGAGCCCCTAAGTCAGAACCGTGAGACATACGTTCTAGGAAGAATAAATATTTACGGAATCCTTCTTTGTCTTTACCTTTATATTTATTAATAATATCAACTTCATCTAAAATATCTTTTTGCCCAATAATTCCATATCTATTTAATAAATCTGCATTAGGAGATAAGTCTGCACTAAATTGATTTCTAAGAATAGATGTCCAAGTATCTCTAATATTTTTAGCGAATCCGGCTTTATTACCTGAAACTAATGTAGCTCGAATAGGATCTTCCCAAGCCTGATTCCATACAAACTGAGGCATCATAGTAATACCGCGTCGTAGTAATCTAACTGGAAAGTTAACTATGTCCCAGATCAATCCTGTTAACACAGGGGAAGAAGCAAACGCTGCCATATCACTTGGGTCATCAACAATAAATTCTTTAGGTTTACCATTCACATTAACTAAAATATAGTTAAATGCTTTTTTCTCGCCTGGAGTCATAGGTCTATCCATATACTCCCCTTGGCCTAGTTCTTGTAATAAGTCTGCAGTAGCTTTTACGGCATTGTTTTTAATACCCCGTTGCATTAGCCATGACATATTAGTAATAAAGTTTTCTAAAGGATCTGCCGCAGCTCTATCTGATCCTAGTAATCTGTATTCTCTTCCAGCACCTAATAACCCTGCGCCTCTTCTGAAGGGCTGATTTTCATATTGTTCTAGAGCGTCTTCTGGTATTCTGTATAACGCTACATATTCTAGTTTATTTAAATAATCCTCAGCTTTTTCTCTTGTATATAAACCTGTTTCAACTAAGAAATCTAATACATCTTTTCGCATCACATTACGTAAATCTCGTATTGCTTTTAGTTCTTCTCCGTATCTGCGGTAAGCTTCTTCATAAGTTCTTTGGTCAGACTCAGTCCACTCATCTATATTAATTTTGTTGTCTTCACCTACAGTTTCGTTGTATCGTTTAATTTCTTGATATCTTGGACCATACCATCCAGTTGTAAGTAAATCGTATGCAACAGCTTCAGATCCTAGTTCTTCAGTTGCGGTAGCTAATAAGTCATTCCAAGCTTGAGTTACATCTAAAACTCCAACTTTTGTGTCCCCTGTGCTTTCATCGGCAATAATCATTCCACTTGGATTTCTTTTTAGTCTACCTTTAAATAGCCCTGCTTGTGTCAAAGCAACATTATTTAGTGCTTGTAAATTAATTAAGTCCCCTCTGATTCTACCTTGTTGTCTGGCTGTAACTTCAGGCATGTCAGCATCAATTGCTTTTCTTTCGACTGTATATCTACCTCCAATAATTTTAACACCTAGCATATCAGTAAATCTTTTCCAAGTGCTCTTACGTGAATCAGGAGTAGACTCTTTAATTGTTTGAAGTCCTTTTTCTAATCTAGTTCTTTCATCGGTATAGTATTTAATTGGGCTTCCATCAGCTCGAGTTTCTTCTGGACGCTGTCTAGACTCAAGAACTTTAGGTTGTTTAGAGAATAGAGGCATGCCTCCTGCAATGTTTTTCTTCATCTCAGGAGTTATTTTGAAACCTGTTTGCATACCAATGTATTCACCAATTTCATCGTCCTGCATCTCTGGTATAGAAGTCAAATTAAATTTTGTTGGATCTCCACCAATTTTTTTAGTAACTTGTTTTATAACTGAGGGAATAAGTTGATCATAGAAATAGTCAAACGATTTATTAGAGCCCCGTAAATTTGTATCAAATATATCAGTTATTCCCGGATCTATTTTCTTTGCCGCCTCTGCAAGCTCAGTGCCTACATAAGCGGCTAATTCATTTTCAGGCACATTTTTTTCTATTGTTCTTGCGTTAAAAAAGTCATCAGTGCCTTGTTCTCTAGCAGCGAGGGTATAAGTTTTTCCGTCTTCGCTTCTTGTAATTGCTATTTCCTCAAATGCTGTTGCCAAACTATATCGGCGTGATGATTGAAGTCCATTAATAAAGGCAACGTCATCATAATTATTATCTACGGCCCACCTTGCTATACGTTTAATCGCTAATTCAGTCCAAGCTTTGGTATCAGTAACAAACGGGGCAGTATCTAGACCCTCTGCTCTACCCTCTAGGTTACTTATTTTGTTAACTGTTTCAAATTTTTGGGTAGAGATTGGCTGTGCATCTCTTCTTATGAGTGCTACTTGTGCTAAAGCTTCGATAGATTTCATGTAATATTTATCAAATTCATCTACCCAAGTTTTAAATTCAGGGGTTTTAAGTGCACTCATTATGTCGCTTAGTTTATCTGCAAACCCTTCTATCTTTCCTGCTTTCTCCTCATAAGAGGTTAGAAACCATTGTACATAGTTATAAACTATTCCGTTGTAAGGCATCCTATTAGGTTCAGAACGCAGCCCTTGTAAGTTTAATCTGAGCTCGTTATACATATAGTTATATCCTTCAGGGAAGTCCAGATAATTTTGTATTGTCTGGCCATCAAGGGTGTCTATGATTTTTAAATTTGCTTTAAGAGCCCCTATGTAGGCCATCAGATCGATAAAATTGCCATACATATTATCATTTATTATATCTAACCCTAGAGCTTTATTTAGTATTAAAGCTAGTTTCTGTGTTGAAACTTGAGATGTTAACTCCGCTTGCTCTTTTGCTTTATCTGCATCAGATGAAATTTTTCTATATGTATCTATTCTAGAATTTATAACCTCAAGTCTTTTTGATAACTGTTCTTTATCTTTATTAAGGTCTTTTAGTTGTTGTTTTTCGTCCTCAGTTAACTCACGTTTAAACCCTCGCTGTCTACCTTGTTGACCCCAGTCAGACTGAATTTCTTCCACAAATAACACATTCTTACTTGTCTTAGGATCGGTTCGCCCAGTCATTCGAATATGGGCAACGATATTAGATGCATCAAAATGATTTGACTGAAATCGCGCTGCAACACGTTCTCCTTCAGGGCCCGGTACAATTGTCATTGCATTTGGATTAGTGATTAATAATTCAGTATAATTATCTCCACCCGGCAATGTATATTGTTTATATTTAGTTTGTCCGTCTCCGTATTCGTCATTGTAAAAATTTTCTGCATCTTCTCTAACGCTTTCTTCCTCACGGTCAATTTCTCTACGAGCTTCGTTTACTAAACTGTCGTGGTATTCCTCTAGGTATGGGCGATCATATTCATCAACTACCTCATAAACCTCGTCTTCATTAAGATAAATTCGTCCTTCGTCAAAAGTAGAATTAATACCATCTTGACTAGTTGCAAAGAAAATTTCACCTTCTTTATTTAGTTGATCTGTTATCTCTTCTCTTAGATTATTTAAATCCTCTGTTGTATATGGTATAGCTTTAGCAGCAAGTTGGGCAGTAGCTAACTCAGTTATTATTGACGGAACAATTTGACCACCTAATTCTAGTTGTTCTTTTGTAATATATCTAACGTAATAATACGGATCATAATTACTATAGGCTTCTTCCCATAATCTTTCTTCTAACCCATTTTCTTTTTCTGCTCTCCACTCTTCGACCATACCTTCTATATAAGCTTCTTTGTCAGGAATATCTAAAGCTTCTACTGCTCCGGACCCATATATTTTTTCGCCTAGTTCTATGGCTTGATTATTAATAATATTAAGTAAATCTGCCTTAGTCATAACAGAAGAAGCCAACATGTCGGTCATTATTTTTTTCTTCTCTATTGCATCTTTTGGTACAGGATGAGGGGGAAAAGTAGGCATTAAGTTGCCGTTAAGAATATCTAATATACCTGTTGCATCTAGCTCTGCTTGTTTAACACCAAGTTTAGGAGCGTTACCTTTTAGCCAGCTTGCCCATTCTTTAGGAGGCATCTTGTCTTGTTTTGCATTTACGACTGCACGTTTAAGAGCAGAGTAGAACATCGGGGCTTCTACGTTTTCATCAGAGGCTAGAGCTAAACTACTATGTCTACCTGTTTTATATCGTCCTTCACCTTTTAATGACTGGATTGTAGATAGCTGAACCATGTTAGCTATGTCTTGAGCGGTAAGATTCTTAGTATTCCAACCGTATCCTAACCTAGTCAAGAAGTTTCTAATTAAGTTTATAATCCGTTGGAATAGAGTATTTTTTGGTGCACGTTCGCCGAGGTTAGCGATTACCTCTTGTATAAAGTCAGGTGAGTTTACTTTTAAATCTGGGTATAACTGAGCTGTTTGTTCAAAGGCTTCTTTAATTTGTTTATCTTTGTCTTTATTGTTAATTAAGTTAGTAACAATGTTCTTATAGTTTTTACCCAGCATTCTCTCCAAGCCATAGTGGGCTCCAACTTCGTGTAACAACATCTGGGGCGCGGCTTCTAGAGTGATGCGGTTAGCAATAAAATAGGCTTTGTCTCCTAAGAACGCCGCTCTTGCTGTAGGAGATAGTTGACGTTGTAATGATTTAGGTAATGCCTCTACACTAGGTACAATGTTAATTAGTCCACTCTTAATACCCTTAGCTACGTTTTCACCAAACACTTTCTTCATAGCATCTACAATAGACGCAGGGGTTTCTTGAGTAATTTGAGCTTCAGCTTGGGTATTTATATTTTTCTCATTGAAAGCCCCTTGCTTATTTCCTGCTGTAGGTTTAATTTGGTTAGAGTCAAATACAATATATCGATTATCTTGTGAAGAAGTTACGCCAGACGGAATCATAATTCCATCATATCCTTTAGCTTTTAATCTTTGTATTGTTTCTGGTTGAACAGTCCAGGCAGTTGATTTAAAAAATGGACCTGTAAATTCACGGCCAAGCATGTATTTTACTTTATTTTTCCAGATTTCAAATTTTTCACCTAAGCCAGAGTCAAATTCAAAATTGTTTATTACGTATGGATTTTTTAAATTTAATGTTGCTTTCTTTATATTTTTACCAAATTTACTTGCTTGATTTGGATTATCAGTAAAATAAATTCCGTTTTTAGATTCTTTAAATGTATCAAATTTTGCATCGGTACCGTGATATACAACCGTTGGTATTTCAACACGCTGTCTAGACTCCAATGCACGTATATCACGACGTTCTCTATCTAACCCAACTAAGTCTTCATTTGCTATTTCGACTTTTAAATCTTGTTCATCTTGTTCAATAACACCTTCTATTTCTTTGCGCTGAGCTTGTATTTCTTCTAACTGAGTACGAGCGGGTCCTACACTTTGTTGATCTTGTTCTTGTAAAATTTCTGAGTCTGAACGCATAGCTTCAGCTATATAATCATACGCAGCACGAGAGTCAAAACCTAATCCAGTATTAGGATCTATATAATTAGACTGAAGGTCAAAAGGCAAATATCTATCTAGTTTACCTAGTTCAATTCGAGTCATTAAATCTTCAGCGGTAGGTTTCTTACTAAACGCTCTAAAGTATCCAGGATTGCCAACAGGAATTTTTGTTTCGCCCATAATATCAAGCATGTCATTTGCAGAGATTCTATTTTCAGGCATACTTAAGAACTGTTTTAATGTAGGCGTAGTTGGTTTAGCTTCAGTTTTTATAACACGTTCTTGTTTTTTAATCTCTTTTAATGAAGCACGCTGCTGCTCAATTCTTCCTTCAAGTTCTCGTACATAACTTGGAGCCCCAGTAATTCCAAATCGGTCAGATGCTGCAAGTTCGGCGGCAGGTAAGTCGCGTAAGGATTCTCCAGATACTGGAACACTTGTTCTAAGTCCTTCTCTGTCAACTGCGCTAGGTTGGGTAGGTTGGGTAATTGACTCATCTTGTATCTCCTTTGGCGTTTCCGTAGGTTGTGTTATTTTCTGAAGGTAATCAGTGATAGCTGTTTCTGCTTTTTGTGCACGTTCTGCATTAGCAGTTGGAGAGGTAATTAAATTATCTAAATAGTTTTTTAAAATAGATGTAATTTTATCTGCATGAGCTGGGTTTGTTGGGTCTAAGCCAAGAATATTTCTTGCTGCGGCAGAGTTAGGAGCAACACCTAAATCTCGTATTAATTTTTTATCTATCAAACGTAAGTTGGAAAGCTCTACGCCTTCTAAAATATTTTTAGGAACGTCTGTTAGTTCATCAATAGCTTGTTTTGCAATTCTTTCTTTTTCTTTTGCTTCTGCTTTATCATAGTCCGCTTGATATTTTTGTAGCTGTTGTAATAGTTTAGACTTAACAGGAAGAGAGATGTCAACTCCGTCAATAGACTCGGTCGTCATGTTTTTTAATTGCTCAAATGTATCTTCTTCTTCAGGGTCTTTTCTATTTTGCCAACGCTCCATCAAGTCGTCGCGCATAGCTTGAACTTTATTAAACTCATCTATATCACGCTGCTCATTAATTTTTTTAATTCTAGCTACACGTTTTTCTTCGTCTTTGACTAAGCCCTCAGCATTTTTTACATTAGTGTATCCTGAGTATGCACCTAAAGGACCCGCAAATAAACTTAGTGCGCCAACTTCTTTGTATTCTTTAATAGCCTCTTCATCAAATAAAGGTAGCCCAGCTTGCCAACGTTCTAATAATTGCTGAGTAATTTCTGTTCCTGCTTCGAGTTCTGCGGTAATAAGCCCTTCTGATAGAGCTTCAAGAGTCTTATTAGGTTTACTTTTGATTATTCTTTCAGCATCTTTTAATTTTTTAGGAGTAACAAGAGGACCTAATATTTTATTTATAGGAATAACATCTAACGCTGCTTGACCAACTGATGTATACAAAGCTTTAGCTACATCAATATCAATAGGTTCACCTCGTTCTAGTTGAACTTCAGCTTGTCTTGTCATGCCTTCACCAAACTGTGGAAGAAGACTGGTAGAACCTGAAAGGAACATTCTACCTAAAGTTGACTTAAGTCCTACAAGAGGAGCACCAGCGTAAGCTACAAGACTAGGGAAAGCATATCCAAGATAGTTACCAAACCCTGATGGAATTTGTTTAGCAGTTTCAACTAGTCCAGGTATTGTTCCTCGTTCAAACTCACCTTCAATTTGTTCTAAACTAAATCCTGGTTTTTCTTTAATTTCTTCTCGACGTTTCTGTGATCTTTCAAATGCTTCTGTTGCACCAAAGATCGGAGTTTCTCCTGCCTGCCTTGTACTTTCAGCTATACCTTTTAGTGACCCCATAAAAGCTTCGTATGGGTTTCGAGTAACTTGTGACTCTTCTCCAAACAAAGGCTTTTCAGAAGCTAATTGAAAATTAGCAGCGTCATCAGGTACAGGTGTAGGGCTATACGCTTGATACTTAGCTAATAATTCATCTTGTGTAATATCTTCGGGAACATTTGTGATGATTGTTCCATCAGGCATTCTTACGTCCATAGTTAGCCCTTTATGGTGTTTTGATTAATGAATTAAAATCAACTATTTTACCCTGTGTTCCCGGGGTAGATTGGTCTTGTCTCGGTCTCACTGCTCCAGTTTGAGAGGTTATTGAATTAATATATGATTCAACAGTAGGATACATTTTTCTAAACTCGTCTCCAGTTAATATATTAGTAGCTTGATCATTATATTCTTTATTTAAATTAGCGATCAATGAATTATAAGAGCTTTGTCCGTACGGTTTAATAAGTTCCATAAACTTCTCGGTATTAAACTGACGCATTTTTTTACCGCCAGGACCAGCTACAACTGTATAGAAGTTAGGATCTTTTTTAGCTTGATCTAGTAGTATGTAAGAGTCTTTACTATTTGCTTGTATTAAAGCGGCTTGTAAAGTAGTATCAGCTTGTAACTGAGCTACTGCCATTCTTTGATCTGCATCTAATTGAGATTTATCTAATTCTAATAGTTGTTTTCTAGCACTATCTTGTAAGGCCATAGCTTTATCTGCCATACCCATTTTCCCTGCCTGTTCTGCGCCTTTAATTTGTAGCTCCATTGCTTTAAGTGCTCGGTCTTCACCGCGTAGATTTTGTAATTGAACACCATAATTTCTTACAGCTGGCGCTGCTTCTTTTAAGTTAGCTAAAGCATAAGGAGAAGTTCCACCTGCAATCATTAAACCTGCTTCAATAAATGCTAGATCTGCTGCTTCTCCTCTAGATTTACCAAGTTGTTGTCTATCTTTTTCTATGTCCGCCGCAAGATCACCAAACACGTTTTGATCTACTCCAAATTGACTATATGCAGCTTGAACATCGCGTCCAATTTCTTCTAAAGATTTATCTTGATTCTCATATCTTGACTTTATCTTATCAAATCTTTCTTGCAATCCTTGTATTCCTTTTGTTGAAAGCGCTGTTTTAGGCAGAGTATTTCTTCCGTCTATAGAAGTGTCTGTACTTTCTAAATCCATAATGTCCGTAGCAATTTGATCTGTTGTTCTACCATCATCAAAGTTTTTAGTGGGACTCTTAAGTGCTTTTTCTTCTGCAAGTATTTTATCTATTTGCTCTTTAAGCTCTAAGTTATCTTGAGGTTTGTAATCAACCATTTCTCCATCTTCTAAGGATTTTATAAAATCTTTATTTACTTGTAAATCTTTAAGCCCTTTTCGTTCAAACGGAGATTTAACTTTATATTCTTTTTCTTCTTTAGCTAATTTTAATAAATCATTTATTTCTTGGTCATTGAGTCCTGCTAAATTATTAAATCCAAAGTTAGCTCCGCCTTCAGCAAACGAAACAATGCCACCCCCTGCATAGTTCTGTCCTATATTAGAAGTAGGTAATCTAGTGATTCCACCAGCAGCCATTAATTGTTCTGGACCAGGAGCTGGAGTATTAATGCCTTGCATATCTATAGGTTGAGTGCCTTGAGGACCTGCTTGTTGCATTAGTTGTTGAGCTAAATATTGTTGTTTTTGCTCTTGTGGTACAAACATGCTTGCTCCACCAAACCCTTGTTGAGTTTGAGGGGCATCAGATACATCAGCAATTACGTCTTCAGCTACAGTTGTATCGGGCATATCTTCTTTAGCTAAAGCATCCTTAGCTCTTTTTCTTGACATTAAAACCGTTAATGCGTAGGTAGCATTTGGGTTACTTCTGTCTTGCGCATATTCAGACAATATATTGTCAGGCAAAGATTTTAAATCTTCAACAACTTCAACTGGATTTGGGTCCGTAATTGGTCTTAAATTTTTATCCGCCATTAATCCTGATATTCCCATAGCCATAATATTAACCCTGTTTACCTAGTACGTTATATAAACCTAGACCTGCTAGACCTAGACCACCGAGTTGTGAGGCTAAGCTTGGAGCTGGTGCGTAAGCGACTTGAGTTGAACCCAATGCACCTGCAGTACCTCGTAGAATATTTGATTGATACTCCAAGAGACCTCTTTGGAAATCTTGTTGTTCTTTGTATTGTTGGTAAGCTAAGTTATCAATCTCTTGTTGTAGTGCTTGTTTTTCAGCACCTGACGCTGCTTGTGCTTTTAGTCTTTCAAGATTTGCCATTTGCTCTGTTGCACCAAGTTGACCTGTTGCCTTCGCAGTTTCTAACCCTGTTGCTAATCCAGCTAGACCTACGTCTTTACCTAGTCCTGCACCAAATTGTTGAGCCTGTTGACCGAGTTGTGCCGCTTGCATCTGAGCTGCTTGGTTAGCCTGTGCTGCTTGTAGTTGTCTTGCTTGGTCAGCTTGGAATGTTTGTTGAGCCTGTTGAAATGCTCTTGATCCGCCTTCAGCTTGTATTCTATTTAATAGCTCTTGTGTTGCACGGTCTTGTTCTGATTGCATTAAAGCTTCACGACCACCACCAAATGTGCCTCGTCCAATAGATCCCATCGCAGCTCTATTTTTTTGAATATCTGCTAATCTTTGTGCTTCACGTTTTTGTACATCAACGACCGCTTGAGTATAAGGGTCCATATAGCTTTGAGCTACACCAGGTTGTGTAAATTGACCCGTTTGTACTTGTTGTGGAGTAATCGTACCTGGCTGATAAGCTAATGCTTGAGTTAAACCTTGTTGAGCTGCAGTGCCTGCTTGAGTTCCTACTGTACCTAGTGTACCTGCTGCAGTACCAAAAGCACCTGGAGTTTGCATTTGTGAAACTTCTGTTTGTACAGCTTGCTGCTCTGGGCTAAATCCTGCTACACGTTGTCCTGTATAAGGTTGATATTGCTTAACTCCAGTAACTGCACCTGAAGCATCAGTCTCATAAATCTGTTTACCAGATTGTTTTAAAAGTTCTTCATAGAAGGGTTGTGCGTATTCAGGTAAGTTTGTAGTCACAGACTTAGTTTCAGATGAACCTCCTCCTCCTTTACTACCGCCTCCTCCCCAGAAGGTACAGTATTCAACTGCAAAGGTTAATAATTTCCACAAGCTAATCATAATTTTTTCTCCACAACGATATAACGCTGTTCAAACTTAAATAATTTTCTCCACAACCTAGCCACTGATTCATGTGCTCCGCCTCGTATTGATGTTGAACCTAGTTGTCTAAGTATATTCTCGAACTGCTCCCATAAATCAGGAGAAGTCATATGTCTACCCCCTATCGATGTTATATAAGCTACTCGCTCATTTGGAAAGTTGGTAAACTCTATTGCTATTGCACCGTGGATATTATGTTCGTCATCTATAATAATCAACAGTGTTTGTTGTCCTGAAGTTAGATATTGTTTTAAGTGATGTATATTATACTCACCACCTGATCGTTTTAATCCACCTTCTAAATATTTTTCTATCTTATCCCACACATGATATACATGATTAGGATTAACTAATTCAACTCGCTTCAAACAGGTAGAAACCTTTCTGCATTTGTATCTTTTGCGTATTGTTTATTGTCACCCATTGTTTGTTGTCTTGCTGCTTGGATTCTATCTATCATTGCATATAATTTTTTAGCTCCTGCATCTGATGAACCATTACCTAATTCAGATACGATTCTTGCTGGAACTATAAATTCACCGTCAGATAAAGCTGCTTCTTGTTCACCTTCTATCATAGCAGGAATATCATCACTTACGCCATCTCCATTTCCATTTAACATTTTA